CCGTGGTGCGATGTTCGCTGCTGATGATCTTCACACCTATCAAACAGGTGAAGACGCTCTTGCCAACATCCGCAGCCAACTGGCTCGCGACATGGCTCGCAAGATGAACCAGAAGCTTATCTCCCAAGTGTGGGGATTGGTTTCTGCTGACGGCGCACCACTGAACGAGACCCACACCTGTGACGTCTCCACCTGCACGGGCGACGTGGCCATCGGCAACACCCTGTCACCAACATCCGTGACTGGTGCCAAGTACCTGCTTGGTGAGCGTGCCAACAGCGTCGACGCAATTGCCGTCCACCCTGACGTCGCTGCATGGCTGGAAACAGCTGGCATGTTGACCTACACCAACGTCACCGACACCTCTAACGCTGCTAGCAGCATCTGGGGCTCAGGCGGCATTGGTTTGTCCTCCACTCAGGTCAGCCTGTTCGCAGGTCTCCGCGTGGTGGTTGACGAGCAATTGCCTGTCATCTGCAACGACGGCGGTCCTAGCCAGTACCACTGCTACCTCTTTGGTAACGGCGTGGTGCGTACTGGACAACAGTTCCCATTGAACATCGAAAGTGAGCGCAACATCGCTTCGCTTCAAGACGTGTTCGCTGTGACTTACAGCAACCTGATGCACGTTATGGGCACCAGCTGGACCTCTAACTACGACGGTCCTACCAACGAGCAACTGCGCGATCCTTCCAACTGGAGCCTCGCCTACTGCGACCCACGTTTGATTCCTTTGGTTGACCTTATCGTCAACATCGACGTGGCCTGCCTGCCTACAAGCGCCACCTGCGCCTGACCCTTAGGGGTTGACGCGAATTGCCCTCCTTTATGGGGGGCTTTTTCATTGGGTGGCTAACCTGTATTTGTCATCCCGAAGCCTCGGTCAATGGTCGGTCTCGTCAGACTTCATGCATATCGCAATGGCGTGTTCAATCTTGTCGACGTACCCCTCAAGGAAGCGAAGAGGAAGCGTCTAGAATTGAGCCAGGAAGGCTGGGTCATTACCCACACAGAATCCGTATAAATGGCACCCACCCTCAACTGCACCCTTGGCGACCCTGCTGCTAATAGCTATGTCTGCCTCGATGAGGCGGAACAAATCGCTGCCAATATCCCTGGGGGTGCTGAGTGGGTTGCGTTATCTGAAGATGAGAAGGTCTTCAGCCTGATTGCTGCAACGGCATTGCTCGAGACTCTGCAATACTCGGGTGCTGTTTGCACAACGACGCAGCGGCTTAAGTGGCCTCGTTCCGGCGTTGATTGCGAAGGGCGACCGTTTAGCTGCACGGCTATCCCGTACAAAATCAAGGAAGCCACGGTTATGGTTGCTATGCAGATGGCTAAGGACCCTGGTGGCATCATCGGTGGTGGTGGCGTTGATAATACGCCTGCAGGAACGTTTACCAAACGCCAGAAGTTGGGCGACCTTGAGATTGAATACGCTGCGTTTCCTTCCAATTCAACTGCATCCAACTGCGACGACTGCAATGAGCCCCTGGCATTCCAGAAGTTCCCATGGCTGCAGGCCGTGCTTGCTTGTTACACCGACATCATCGTGGTCGGCGCTGGCAGGATTATTGGGAGGGTACGTAGCTAATGGATATTGATGCTGTATTTCTACCTGTCGCTGAAGAGCTCATAGACAGCGTTTTTCCAACTCCAATTACGTACGTCCAGATTGGGCAGCCTTCATATGACCCCGAGACCGGGCTGTCATCACCAACCGAGACACCCATTAATATCAATGCTGGTGTTTTGAGCCGTGGGCGTAACGAAAGCGGAGACGCGGCTGGTGAATATGAATTGAGACTTTGGATTCACCACGGGACATCTGGACTTCGAGTGCTGCCCACGACGGCGGACAGGGTTTTGTATGACAACATGTACTGGAAGATTGTTGTTGTCGATCCGACCTATAGTAGTGATAATTTGATCGCTAGCAAGCTTCTCGTGAGGGCAGAATGACTACTGTCAAAATCTCTGGAGTCCCATTTGGCGACATTACTCCCGAGATTAGAGCTGCTTTAGATGAAGCACTAAACAGAACACTCGCCCTGCAACAAGGAAGCCTTGCCAAAGCCTGCCCCAAGGATACGGGCAGGATGGCGAGTTCGTTTTTTATCAACGAAGCTACCCCGTCAAGGGAGACGCGCCCAAAAGATTGGGGAGAGCCTGGCGAACAACGGTTGGAGATTGAGGAGTATGACCGGAAGATTAGCTTCAAAGGTACATGGTTTATCTCCAATGCGGTTCCGTACTCGGAATATGTCGCATATAATTATCAGCCATCTGTCGAAGGGCAAAAAGATTGGTATACGAGCATTGCCAATCAGACTGGGAATGTCTTCGTTCGGCAATGGAATAAGGTGAAACCCTGATGCTGAGCTACCAACCAATTCGCGCACGCTACGAGATGGCCATTCGCGATGCTCTCGCAGCCTTGGCACCGCCAGTGGCCCTACACTATGACAACGTGCAGCAAGAGGTACTCCCGGGGCAGGGAGCGACCGCAGAATACGCCACCATCACCATTAGCTTCCCATCATCCACAGAACCCGACATCTGCGGCGGTGTCGTGTTCATTCGCGGCAACGTTCAAGTCAACATGCATACGCCACGCATGGCTGGCATGCTCAGACTCGAAGAGATGGCAGCGGCTGTCGTTTGTGCATTGATGTCGATTGGTGATTACCCCAAACCTGAGAACGTAAAAACCGGAGTCCAAGCTATACAAGGCCCAACATCTATCCTGAATGGTCAAGATCCACAAGCCATCTCTGTCGTTTCGGCACCGTTTACCGCACGCGTAGAATCGGATTAACCTGTAGCCCCGCAGGCCGCCCCTAAAATTCGCCCCCAATCCGTAAACGTTTTTTGAGGTAGCCCATCATGGCATCCTGCGACAATACTGTCCTTACAGGGCAGGAGGGCTTGATTCAGTTCAAGCCGCTAGGCACGACCAATTGCATTGATGACTATTGCCCGTTCATGGGCGACCGTATCTATCTTCCTTGCAACTCCGACTATGACATCGGCGACTGCATTGAAGTAGAGCGCGTCAAAATCCCTGCCTCCGAAGGTGTTTCTTACGACGGTGGTCTTACTGTCATTGCTGAGGGCGACGTTTTCTATGTCGTTGCTGACGGCAAAGGAGTCGCCACCGACGTCGATTCTTGTGGCAACGGCATGGAGGGCGTGCCCTACATCGGCGTGTCGCTTGTTCAAGACGGTACTCCAATCAGTTGGGATCTCAGCAAGGCTGGTGCTGAAAGAGCTGTCGGAGTCCTCTCTGGCAACCTTACCATCAACGAAGCAGGCACCGGCTACAACGGCGGCGTTGCTGGAACGCTGAACGGTGTTGATCTGATCAATACTGCCCCGACACGTGCGGGTGGTGATGCTCGCGCCACTGTTGTTCTTGGCGTTGGTGGTGCGGTCACATCTGTGACGATCACTTCTGGCGGTGCTGGCTATCAAGCTGGCGATGTTGTCTATTTGGCAATCGATAATGGCGGCGGCACTGTCGCTCAGCTGGTTGTCCCCGTTAGTGGCGTCACCGACGTCCGTGGCAACAGCTCTGACGGCAGTTACATCTTCCGTCTCTGCGACTTCCAGACTGTCTGCGGAGTCCGCAGCTTCTCCTTGGATCTTTCTAGGGACGAACTGGATGTCACAACTCTGCCTTGCTCTGTGAGTGAGGCTTGCGGCAAGGAGCTTGCATCCTTCCGCAAAACCCAAGCTGGTTTTGCTTCTGCGACTGGCACGTTGGAGGTGTACTTCACCTGCGACAACGAGTCGATCCAGAACAAAATCCTCCAGGGTTCCTTGCAACGCACGCAGGGTGGCGCGTCTGTCCGCTTGTACGTCTGCACCAAAACAGATGCTCAGGGGCAGATCGACGTGGATTCTTCCCTCTTCATTGAGGCTGATATCCAGCTCCTCGGCATGAGCTTTGCGGTTAACCCTGACGACCCAACGACAGCAACGATTAACTTCGGTGTTACGTCGGTGGCTTCTGCCTTTGGCCTGAGCTGATAGGTTCTCTTATGTAATCCCCGCTTCGGTGGGGTTTTTTTGTATCTATTGCTGTGTTAAGATAAACGTAATCAATCCTTTATTATGCGTGCTCTAGAGAAGCTAAAAAAGGCTGTCTCGATGAAGCCCACTAGCAGGGAAGTTGAGCTGCCAGATGGGACCAAGTTTGAGTTTTACATGACGCCGCTAACGTTGGCAGAACGCGGTCGTGCACAGAAGCAGGCCAAATCAGATGATGCCACAGACTTTGCATTGCAACTGCTGGTAAGCAAGGCGAAGGATTCAAACGGCATGCCGTTGTTCAATGCTGGTGAAATCGCAGAATTGCGTAACGAGCTGCCCGCAAGTGTGGTCGAAGCGCTGATGCTTCAATTAATCGGCGAGTCTGAAGAAGAGGAGGACGAAGCTGTAGACATGAAAAGCGTTGAAGACGGGGCTAGCGAAGGACAACCAGCTGTTAGCGGAACTCGTCGTCGCGGAAAAACTGTCTAAAACACTTAATGAATTACGGGAGCAGATAACGCCAGAAGAGCTGCACCTTTGGCTTTTGTTCTATGAGCTCCGATCAGACGAGGAGAAGAAACAGCTAGACCAAGCAAAACGAAAGCGCAGATAGACTACTGCTAGTGATGACGACGGCGTGGCTCAAACTGTAGTTGACATCGTCGTAAAAACCACTGGCGGACAAAAACTTAAACAACTTGATAATTCACTTAAGGGAACAGCCGCTAACGCAGTTCAGGCGTCAACTGGTTTAGATAGGACAAGCAAGGCAGCATCCAAAGCAGGCAACTCTGCTGCCGCTGCTTCTAGTGGGTTTGGCAAATTAGCAAAGGGGATAACTGCTGCTGCCTCTGCCATTGCTGCTTTTCAAGTTGGCAAGCAGATTGCTCAAGTTGCTATCGACTCAGTTGAGGCACAGAGAAGATTAAAATTTTTGTCGGCTGAGTTTGGTGAGGTTCAAGGGGCGCAGCTAGCAGCGGCAAGAGTTGCAGATAAGTTTGGTCTCAGCCAGCGGGAAGCCGCTAAAAGTTTCTCTCAAATTTATGCGCGGTTGCGCCCAATTGGCATCAGCCTGAAAGACATTGAATCTGCTTATGCAGGCTTTGAGACATCTGCTCGTCTGAGTGGTGCATCAGCTCAAGAATCATCGGCTGCGTTCTTGCAACTTTCACAGGCGCTTGGCAGCGGTGTCCTCCGTGGTGAGGAGCTAAACAGCATCTTTGAGCAGACGCCAGGGGTCGTGAAAGCGATTGCCGATGAGATGGGTGCGCCGATCGGGGGAATTCGTGCTCTGGCAAAGGAAGGCAAAATTACCAGCGACATTGTTCTACGGGCATTAAAACGTCTTGAGACGCAGGGTGTCGGTCAGCTTGCCGAGGCGATGAATGGACCTCGCCAGAAATTTAAAGACTTCAGTAATTCAGTTGAAACGTTATCTAATGCACTTGCTGTTACGGTGCTGCCTGAATTAACAGATGCAATAAGCGCGGTTGGTGAAACGATTCTTCTTCTCGAAGGACCAATTAAATATGTAAGCGGTTTGCTATCAAGTGCGCTGCAACAAGTTAATAGTTTGATCCGCCAAATCACTCAGGCGCCAACTGCAGCAGCCCGTGCTGATATTGAACGAGGGCTAATCCCAACCAACTTTGGGAATGCATTGACGGGCAAGGATGTCAAGCAACCAGCCATCGATTTGTTTGGCAAGGAAAAGTTTGACCAGCTAAACCAACAAGCCAGAGAATTTTCAGAACTACGCAATGAGCCGTTTCAGAAGGTTTTGGTTGAAATGATGCAAGACGCCTTAAAGGCGATGGATGGCGACGGGTATATCAAGTCTGGATTAGAAGGGGTGAACATCAAGCCTGAATTCGATTTAGATAAACCAAACACTAAAACAACTGGTGGTGGTGGCACGAAAGGAGCGGGCAGAGAGTCTCAAGTACCTGCGCTGCAAAGAGAAGTCGCATTAGCGAAAGAGCTAGAGCCCCTGTATGGGCGGATTGCAGATGCCCAGTTACGAGGTGATGAAGACACTGTGGTCAGGCTGCAGGGCCAGCAGGCGTTGATTGAGCTTAAAAAAGAAGAAGCAGATATTCTTGCTTCCAATGTCCCTGATGCTGAAAAACAGCTTAAGCTTGAACTTCTTGGTTTTGAAGTAAGAAAACAAGTTCTTGATACTACGTCCGAATTAAAAGAGCTAGAGCAAAGCCGCAAAGAGGCAATTGAAGGCGTTACCAGTTCAATCGAAGATGAAATCGAGCTGCTGCAAGCCAAGCTAAATGGCAACGAAGATGAAATTAAACAGCTACAAGAGATTGAAAGGCTTGCCAAATCTATTGCCCAAGCAAGGGGTGCCCAAATACCGAGTGCCGATGACTCATCAAAAGCTACTGGACTTGTTAAGGAACGTGACGAACTCCAAGAGCGAGTTGCCCAAGCAGATGAGCTTAAGAGCCGATATGAGGCTTTAGCTTCCAGCATCTCTGGTGCGTTTACATCAGCTTTTAGGTCAGTCATTGATGGCAGTAAAAGCGCAGACGAAGCCCTTGGCGATATGTTCAAGAATATTGCTGACGCGTTCTTGGATATGGCGATGAAGATGATCCAAGAGTGGCTTTATATGAAAGTGATTGGCTTGGTTAGCGGCATGTTTGGCGGCGGCGGCGGCGGAGGTGGTGGCTGGAATAATCCGAGCGATTTCAACAGCATCATTCAGCTACCTAGCTATGCGGGAGGCGGTCCTACGGGGAATGCACCGAGGTCAGGGGGCATTGACGGACGCGGCGGCTTCCCAGCAATCTTGCACCCGCAAGAAACGGTTATTGATCACCACGGTGGTGCGTCAGGTGCGATGGGTCGCTACAGCGCAGGCAACGCAACCGCCGCTGCAGCAATGGCGCCAATGGCTGCCAACGTTACTTACAACGGACCTACCTTAAACTTCAATGGTGATGAATACATCCCTAGGTCTGAGGCGCCTGCACTTGTTGCAGCCGGTGCCAAACAAGGCCAAGCCCGTGCAATGAATACACTTAAAAACTCTCGCTCACAACGCGCAAAACTGGGGATGTAAACCATGGCATACGTTAAACTCTGCAATTTTATCGAGGTTTACCGCATTAGAAATGACGGGAGTGAGGACGTTTCTGACCGTTACCAAAACTACGCCCCAGGCGAAACGATCTCGTACAAAGCAACGCCTGGATATAAGTACCTGAGTTTTATCTACCAGGGCGCAGCAAAGAGCAGGACTGGCGACAATTTAGAGGCTGCCCTGGTGCTGTCTGTTAACGCATTAAGCCAAGACGCGGCAAGGTCGGCAGTAATGAAGCGGAAGCATGTTCGTGTTCACTCTGTCGTTATTGAGTCTGGCTATACCCCGCAGACCCGGACATTAACAACTGAAGAATGGCTGGCTGCCACGATGACGTATGATTATGAAACGCTTGAGGTTGTATTGAGCAGCGGGATAGATGCCGTTGGAGCGAATGCCCCGACTCGGGTATTAACCAAAGCATTAGTAGGTCGTTTACCTGTTACCGCAAGTATTAACGCCGGATGATCCACCCTTACGAACTGATCGGCTTGCCATACAGGCTTGGGGCGACACCCGAAAAGCATGAGGCGGCTGACTGTTTATCACTAGCAAAAGCGGTGTTGGCATTCCAAGGTGTCGAAACACCAGAACCAACACGTGATTGGTACCGGCGAATAAAAAGAGGCGATACCTCAATATTTAAGGAAGAGCTGGAGCGTTGGGGACAGAAAGTAGAGGAGCCTAGAATACCGACAGTCGCGCTTTGTCATGGTCCGTTGGGGCTTGGCATGGCGTCATTTTTTGAGGATGGATGGATTCACTTCAGCGGGTCGGAGGCAATCTGGAGTCCCATCGGCGCCCTTCAGGTCGTCGGGCTGT